ATGAATCTTTAATGTCGTCATTTTCATCAAAGAAAGTTGAACTACCCTTTGTCTCGACACCATTGATTTGAAGCGTAGCGGCGTTTAATGTTCCACCAACGGAAGCATTACCACCAATAGTAGTATTACCACCAATAGTAGTATTACCACTAACACTAAAAGTACCGGTTACGTCAGTAGTTTCAGCATCACTGTTAACCTTGAAGACTGTGCCAACTTTAAAGTTACCGTTGTGATCAGTACTTGAAATATATACTGCACCGGGGTGGTTAGTAATAACTTGATTATCTGGATTTGGTTGTCCACCATTATCAGGATGTGCTCGATAATCAGTACCACTACCAGCAAACTCAAACACGTGACCACCAGTAGTAATCAAAGACTGTAGGTAGAAGTAAACCGTAGAATCAGGTCCGGGAATATTTGGAACTTCGGTGTACAGCTCTACATTATAACCGCCGTCTGTGTTATTGGAAACACTTCTAATCGGATAATAGGTGGTACCAAACCTAAGTACCATGTGGTTGACAGGAATGGTTGACCCACGTGCAGCCCAAACTACTGAAGGATTTTGAGTTGTAGCAACATGAATAACCTTAGTATTTTCATGAAGCGTAGTAACCGTACCTTCAAAAATAGCGTTAGTACTTTGACCATCAGCAATCAAACCATAACGACCAAAGTCAGTCGTACAATTACTCATGTTGATCATACCACCACTTTCTGACTTAGCGTGGTAGTGGCAGAAATGACCAAATGTACTTACAAGCTGTGCATAACCCTCATTCCTGACCAAGAAACCAGGACCATCCAAGCAAATAACAGTAAATGCATCCGTAAGGAATGATCGTAGTGGTGAGTCTTGGTGAGGAACACTACCGTCAACAATCATTGCACCACCAGTCATACCGGATGTTTTGTCTCCAGCAAAACCTTTATCTTGTGGATTTAGGTTTGTAATGTGTGGTTCAAACGCGGTATTATCAATACCAGTATCGGCAAAAGCAGTTACATTTTGAATGTATGGACTCTTGGTAAATCTAACTTTATTACCAGTTGTACCATCAGCAGTTGGAGAGAAAGCAAAGTACCAACCCTGCCACCCTTGCCATTCGCTTGCATCGTTGGGGTTATGAGCAAAACTATCAGTATCGGCATCTCCACGAGTACCTCTTGCCTTCATACCCGAAAGGGTCATGTTGGCAACGAATGAACCAGAACCAAGCTGGAACATAACTTCGTACTCGGAGCTTGTAGTTGTGTCGATACCACCGTGAGGACCTTCTGTCATCACTTTGTTAGAGTTAACTGAAATATCCCTACCGGTATCTACAATCCAACGATTAGTAGGATTAGGATGTACGAACACACTACGCATCGACAAACCAATAATCGATACGTTCTTCTTACGACCAAGATCAATAGGTAAATATTCGCTGTAAATACCCGGTTGAACGAAGATCATATCCCCATCATCTGCCGTGTTAACAGCAGCTTGGATGGTCTTCATTGGTGAAATCACACGGTGACCGTCGTTGCTGTCGTCACCGTTTCCAGCGTCAACCCAGATCAAACGATTTTGGTTAATCCAGGTACCACCACCTGCTACACCAACCCACTCTTGACCGTTCCAAATAGCAAAGTATTTGTTTAGCCTTTCACCAAATTCATTTACGGATTGAACCTGTGCACCTGTAGATGTACCCTGCTCACTTAACCAAATGGTACCAGGGAGATAATCTGTACCAGCAGGAGCATCTTGTTGGACATAACCATCGTGACGTTTAGCAATTGCAGCTAGTGTTGCAATTTCAGCATCAGAAGTGGTCCAATCAGTAGTTGCCTCTGGTACATTATTGTTTACCGAATAAACTGTATCTGCTGCAGTATTGATGTCAGCTGGATTGATTTTTTCAATCTCAATACCACCATCTGCAAGACCAAGGGTAATTGGATTAACTTGACCTGGAACAGTAGCACCAGGGGTAACAGTAATACCACTTTCAAGATCAGGTACTACTTTTGTATTTAAAGCGTTTTGCAGCTCATCACGGACACGATAGTCTACAGCTTTGGTAGTAGCAATTTTAGTATTACTTTCGACTGGCCAAGGCTCACCCTGAAGGATTGTCTCAGCACCACTGTCAAAAAAGAAATGTTTTACAAAACCAATACTTGCGGCGTCACCGTCGTCATAGCTATCGATTGCACCATCTTCTAAATTTTGTCCGGTAAATGTACCTTTTAAGTTGGTAATCCTATGACCACCCATATCCAGGTTGTCTTCCATTACTGGATTAACCAGTGGCACCTTGTCTTCGGCGGCATACATTACCTGCTCAAAGTTCTTATTTAAATCATCCGCTCGAATAGCACCAGAGGGGTAGAAGGTGTTCCTAGTGTCGTGTGAGGTGTTTCTGTAAATAATGTACTGACCACTAAATGTATGGCCGGCTGAAAGCGTAATAGTTTTATTTGGTGCATTAACAGAAAACGTACCACCTGCTGGTGCAATAGGAAAGTCGTTTTCACCAGCATCTGATTTCAAAAGCCTTACATCATCTTCGTCGTTAATGTCAAACGAAAAATCATGTGGTCCAACATTGCCTGGAGTAAGATTAATTAGATCCTTCATTGTTTGTTAATAAGTCTATGTTTAATTATTTGTTGGTTAAATCAAGCACATCGCTGTTTAACAAACCTTGGCGATTAGTGTAATCACGCGACCTCATGTCTGTAGCTTCTTGCTGAATAACTGCACGGTCACTAAGCTCAGCCTCTGCCATTCGTTTGGCTTCCGTAAGAGCTCTATCAATACGCCTATAAATGCCACCAAACTCCTCTAAAGATTCTTGATCAGAGGTTAGGTTATTTTTACGTGCACGCCTTAATGTTTCAACCATCTTGAGTTTGTCTGCATCACGTTTAATCTCAACCAACTTATCGTGGAAATGTTGATGTTTACCAACCAACGAAAACAACTCTGCTCGTTGACGGGGTGTGTACCTAACACTACCATCACTACTTTTCATAAATGTAGGTTGTGCATCATATTCAATGTCAATCATAAACTGACGTTCTGGTGAAATATCCTCGTAAACTTTGGTTGGTAGATATGCATGCATTAATCGGCTAAAGAATCCTTCTGGTTTGTTGATTGGGGTTCCATCGATATAGTCATAAGCAACCGGCAGTGCACCAGCTGGATCAAGACCATCTAGGAAGTTATTGCGATTGCGAAGCAGTTCACCAAACTCCTGATCCATGATGCGCAGCTCTGGGTACAGAAGACGACCCAGCTCGTTACGTTGACCAGAGAGAGGCATGAAGCCGCTTACCATCGTTGCTGCCCAGCGGTTAGATGCCACAGGGTTGCCCGAAAGAATGTCCATCAGTGGTTCTAAAGTTGCAAGAGTCGAGCGGTTAAACAAGGCTGCACCAAGAATAAAACCAGTTTTACGTCTAAATTCTTCAAATTGAGCAACACTAAGTAGATCAAAATTATCCATTACATCAGCAGTTGTAGCCAACCAATCTGCAAGTGGACCAATCTCTCCATAGCTATACCATTTACCGTCAAGTGCTTTAAAAGTTTTGGGTTTCCAACCCATTTTTAATCGTTGTTGTTGGCGTGCTTTGTCAAAATGACCATTACCACGCAACCTATCATTCATGAACATGAACGTAGCCATGGCTGTAGCTGTAAAACCAATAGCTACTCGTCCCTTGATTTCTGCTTGCAGGGACCTAAATCGCGGCATTGCATGATCATCGAATGGGATATCTCGTGATTTAAGGATCTCCTTAATTTCAGCAACAGTATGCTGTTTACCTTCATGACCTACAATTTTATTGTAGTCACCAACAAAGGCGCTTAACAGGCTTTGATTCCAAAATGAACTCAAAATGTTAACGTTAGTACGAGGAAACATCATCCATGGTTTCAACATTGGGTACCTGGCAATAGCACCACTCATGGCGTTAACCACTGGTGAGTCAAGACTCATTGCTACTTCACGTGTAGCATATTCAACAGCTTCATCGGTAATAAATCCGGTGCTATCAAACATGGAGTTATAATAGTCGTTTGATGCTTTCTTTAATACGGCACCGTCGATCTTTCCTCCAGATGATTCCAGCATATCGTCAAATGCTTTACCCCGTGCCTCTGCATTAGCAATAACAGCTCGTGTAAAACCATCCATTGCAGACATAGCATTAACACTGAAGCGTAGCCATGGGTGCTCACTTAATGCATTTAAGTTCTCCGCAAGATCAACCATAATTTGTGGACCAAACTCACCATTTTCTGCAGCAGCATTTGCATACATTTTTAGAGTTTGAATTGTGTCTTTATTCTTAACAGCAATATCATCACGAATAATATAGGGAACACTATTTGGATCAGCAGAAGCTTTGCGGAATACCAATCCCATATGGTTGAAACCCTTTGAAAGGGTATCCATTACAGCACTGTATTGATACCAACCACGACGCATTGTCTTCATATCCCTGCCAATTGCAGCACCCGCAATCACTGCAACTGGTTTTTCCAGCAGCAATGCCGCAGAACTATAAGCTGCTTTAAATGGAGTAGCGAAAGCAGAAAGAATGGAGTTGTAATAGTTACCCCAGATACCCTTCATTACTTCCGAGGGGATCTCCGGTTGACCATCAATAAATGCTTTATTTAAAAGACCCAACTTATTGGCGACCCAATTATTTAATTTATACATTGAATCAACATTACCATCTGTAAGTTCATTAACGAACATCAGTGGCTTCAAAAACTCCGGGTTGTCCTTGCGGATGTTGTTGAGAGTATCCCTATAATCACGGGCTCTACGTACGGTGTCAGAAAGAGCATCACGAGCTTCCTCATGCATAGCCTCCACGGCAGCCTTTCCGTCTTTTGGATCAGCGTTTTTTACCGCCTTCCACATCCGCATATTTCGTAGGTTGCTACCACCAAGCTTGCTAGCGAGTCCCTTTTCGGCAAACAAATAAGTAAGTCGATCAATGATTTGCTCTTGTGCTCGTTCAACAGCATCAGTACCATCCACTAGACGCATACCTTCAGCCATATCACTTACTTGTCCCGAAAGGGAATGTGCAAGGTATGCCTGTGCCTTTAGGGTATCAAGGTTAAAGTATTCATCGGTGTATGCCTTCATTGCTTTAAAAACACCTTGGTAACCAGCCTTGTCAAGAACTTTAATGCCCTCCATTTCGTTTCGATAATCTTCCAAAATGGCACGCATATTGGTTACATCCATACGTGGGTCAACAAGTACAGAGGCTAGATTTTCTCCAGCATCTTTGATCTGTTTACTTGATACATGTATCAACCCCTTGTAAGAGTAGTCACCACCTTCTTGAAGTGACTTCTTAATCATATTGATGAAGTCACGACGAATGATGGAGTCACCGTCTAGACCATGCTTCAGGGCTGCTTCCGTAATGATGCTGCCCAAACGACCATAACTAGTACCGATGTTGTTTTGGATGCGAGCGGCATCTACAGCAGCACCGTGAACACCATGGGGATCGACGGATCGAATAGCAGTTTCAGTTGGTTCAAAGACATCATGTACACCCAACATAGGTTGATCTAAAGTTGGATCCATGTAGCTGTTGTATGAACCGAGTTCATCTAGTGCATCAGCACGTGCTTTTGCAGACTGCTCAACCGCTTCTTCAGATTTACCAAGAAGAGCTAGCATTTCATTTCCAGTCTCTGCTTTGGATAACGCCTGCACATCAAGCGGTGATTTCGCAAGCTCAGTTTTAGTTTTATCTGCATGTTGAGCTGGGTTTTTCCAGAATGCCTTAGCAGTTTCATTCTCCGGGATAAACTTGCTTTTAATACCCATCATCCCTTTGACACCCCTAACAATAGTTGCGGCACCCAACAGAAGATCGGTAAAAGGTCCTAAAATAGCTCCTTCTTGAACACTCTTTGCTCGTTTAATATCTGGTGAATCAGAGTCTAAAGTAGCGATACTATTTGGAATCCACCAAAATAATTCGGGGCTTGCCTTCTTCAATGTACCGCCAAGATTATCACCTTCTTTGCTATTAATGTTAGTAAAATCAACACCAGCACCAACACCAGCAGATAAAGCGGTACCACCTAAAAGTTGCACCAATGGATCTTTTGCAAACGTTGGTAATTTTGCTGCTCCAACCGCTGAAGAGACACCACGACCAAGTAATACATTTGGTACTACAAACGATGCGATGTCTCTGAATGCTTGAGCAATTGGATTTTTAAATTTAGGTAGACGTTTAATGTTACCTTCGTTGTCTACAGGTATAAGACCTGATCTATTCTTTTGGTAGATGCTTTCCATTTCCCGACGTTTCGGGAAAGCATTAAGAAAATCAATACCAAAATCCATAAGACCTGCAGCAGGTGATTGGAACAACTCCCTTCCTTGATTGGCAAGATCAAGAGTTTTTTCCACTCCTTTTTGCATATCCTTAAGAGTGAGTCTTCGTTGTTCCTCCTGCTTCTTTTGTGGGTCATCTTGAGCCGTAGCATCAACGACGCCATCCTCAGAATTTTGTAGCTCTTGTTGGTTATTTTGAGTAGTAAGATTAGCAGCAGATTCAACGATCTCTGCTCGTTTTAAGTCTTCGGGAGAAAACCCCCCAACATTACCTAAAACCTCCTCGTAAGGATTATTTGGTTCCATATAGGTTAATTAAATAATTTGACCAGATCGAATCATTTGATGTTGACGCGCCCGCTCTAGTTCACGTTGGTAATAATTGAAAAGTACATTGTATTGTTTTACTGGTTGGCCATAATAACTACGACCATTAAGTGTCGGTAGACTTGCCCATTCAGGTGCCAATTTGTTTAATGAGTTCCTATCAAGTGGTTTCTTAGGATTGACTCCCCTTCTAATAATAAGTTTAATGGCATACTCATCTTGACGCATAGGTGTCATAGAGCCACCACCAAGCTCATTCCATGTGCCAGGTAAAAATTGATAAGCACCAGCTGCAGCACTAGCATAACCAGAAGTTTTTACAACTCTATTTGGGTGTGGCCCGTTGTTATCAAAAGTACCACCTCCAAACATTATGCTATAACCGTTGACTTTATCTGTACCTTCAGCAAATCGAATAGTACGCAACCATGCGATTTCTTCAGGAGTTAAGTTGTTTGCGCTAGCGACTAGAGAGGAACTGTTAGGATCATAAGAGGCAGGCAATACACCACCCAATGTAGGCAGTGGATCATTATGAAAAGTACCATAAGCAGCTCTTGCTTGCTGGCGCGGAGTGGCTTTGGGATCAAGAAGTGTGCGCTTTACATTTCGTGGTAGCGTCTCCTTTGGCAAACTAAAGGAAAACGTTTTACCATACGCACCGAGTGCCCGCTGCAAAGCGTGAGTCCTACCATTCAAGCCGAATTGATGGACCGCATAGTCAAGCAGTTTGTTGTCGTAAGTACCAGTAGTTTTTAGTTGTTCTGCATTTTTCATCAACAACTCTAACGACCCAAACAACCCCGGTTGATCCATGGCGGCAGAACCATATTTCATAGCAGCTTGATTAATTGCATATACTTCTTTACGTGCTTTTTGAATCAAGGCGTCACGCGCTTGAACGGCTTGAGAGCTAGATTGAGTAATTTTAGGAAAGTTCTTTAAGGGACCTTGGAAGAACACACTGTTTTGATCAGTAGCTCCAGCTTTAATTTCATCCCTTACACGTTTGGCAGCCTCCATACCTGCAGATTGCAGGTCCATTTGAGTCCGCAATAGATTAAGATATGAAATAAACCTATTAGCGGCTTCAGCTTTAACAGCACCACGATCCACACCTTTGTTTGAATCGGGCCCAAGATTCATAACTGTATCAATCTCGCCTTCAACTTCTGCAATGCGATCACTGATACCAGCTTCTTTCCGTGACTGTTCAATTGAAGTAACACGATTTAGGTTATCAAAATAAAACTTCGCATCTTCGCCAGCAATGTCCTTAAGAGTCTGCCTATTCAAATCCAAACGCAAAGCCAAAGCATCAACTAACTCTTGTTTGTATTTACGTACTTTTTGATCTCGGTTACGACTAGATGCAATGCTCAGTGCTGAAGGTTCCGAACCATACATATCTATGTAACGTTGAACACTCGGTAAACTTTTGACATATTCTGGATCTAACAAACCATCTGGAGAACTCTTTGCAAGTTCCATTAATTCTTTTTTAATGGTTTCATTAAGCGCAACCTGCTCCATGGTTTCAAGATTTTGTTGGTCACGGAACTCCTTCATTCGATGGTCTTCAAAGTATTGAATTAACTCTGCACCTTTACTTGCATGGTGACCAATAATCTTCTCACCGTTATCATCCCAAAATACAAGTGCCTCGCCTTTAGATCCCGTTTGACCTTCAATAGTTTGTTTTCCTAATTTGATAATCTCATCTATAGAGTTAATCTCACCCGTCACAATCATGCCTTTAATATTATTCATAAGCGTTTCCCAAGCACCGTTGAAAAGCTTTGGCTGCCAAGAATTATTACGTGGTTGAAGTACGGATGCTTCTGACTTTAGAAATTGATTAATATCTCTTGTTTGGCGAAAGATAGTTAGATTATCATTACTATCTTTCTCCGAAAGAATTCGGTTGTTTTCATCACGCCATTGCTTGATAATCTGTGCCTCAGCCTTTGTTACGCCGGGCTCTAGATATTTAGCTCTATATGCTGGAGGTAGTTCAGCAAATTCTTTTAAAGAGGCTTGACGGAACTCCGCCATTACTGCGCGAAATTCAGGCTCATCGTTAGCAGGACGCGGGGCAGAGCGATAAAAGTCCCAAAAAGAAGGTAGGTATTTTTCACCAATCTGACTAAAAAGATACTGGTAAACTACGTTACGCTTATGACCACTAAGCTGTTTAACTGCGTGAATGATTCCGTAGTTCTGCGTGTTTTTAGAAAGCTCTACCGCCTTATCGTTCAGTTCTTGATCGCGCTGTTTCTTCGCTAATTCTGCTAAATTAAGTTCATCAAGTTGCTCGCGATTAGCTTCAACAAAAGCTAGACCTTGGGCTTGTTGATTTTCTACATACATCTCACCGCCAATTTTAAGAGCGGTGTCAAGAGTTTTGGAGAAAGACCGAAGGTCTGCTACTTGATTAGCTTGAGAAATCTTGTCGGTAATTTCATCTATAGCTTGCTGTCGCTGCGTATAGTCTTGAAATTGATTGGCTCTATTTTGAAGAGACCGTAGTTCGGTCTCCATGTTGCGTCGTAACGCGGGAGTTGGATCAGGTACACGTGCAGGACTAGAGCCAGGTCCAATCGGTGTGCCTTGATACGGTACTCTTGTTTTAAAAGACATTTATACTTTTAAGCAAATTTGGCCAAGGTACTAATTACATTGTCAGTGTCCGGCATAAACGGCTCGATAGCTGCCGCTGTTTTAAACGTTGAATCAAGGGCACGGGACCAGATACTACGCTGCTGTGGTGCATTAAATTGAGATGCAATGTATGGTGCAGCTTCTTCCATCATGGGTGCAATAGCAACATTCGCGTACGACTGTTGATTAGCAATATTCCATTGATTGGTAATAGATTCAAGTGAACGCTGTAAGCCTTTATAGCTGCCGTAAATGTTTTCATCCAGAATTGCACTTTGCCTTCCATATTCTCCAAGGGTACGGATTGATTCAGCACGTAATGCAGACCTGCTTGTGGAACCACTTGCTGCTGCTGTACCTTCCGCCTCCATCAACTGCTGTGTCATCGCAGTTCCATTAAGCATTGCAGAAGCAACTGCATTGTTGAACTGAGTTTGAGCGTTGTTGTAAGCTTCTTGAGCAAACTGTTGGTTCCATTGCATCTGCTGCTGATGCATCTGCTGTTGGAGATTATATATTTTTAAGTTGTAAGCATTTCGTTTGTTAGTTGCTTCAACGCCAAGGCTGTGCTGGATACGAGCAACTCGTTCACGTTCATTATATTGTTTCCTTGCGGATGCCATTTGTTGATCGTAATCAATACCAAATAGCGATTCAAGGCTTTGAACAAAACTCATTACTATCCTCGTTTGTAATATTTATTGGTGGCTCTTCCCTCCCAAGAAAGAGACAAGATATTTGCCGGCAGTGGAGAATCAGCAACGGCTTTAATGGTTACATTCTTATTTCGTTGGTAAATTGGCACACTGCTTTGATCAGATTTAGAAATATTAAGTGCATCAAGATTGTAAACACCGGCATCGGTATTGGTGGTAATGTAATTGTAGGCATCAATACCATCAATATTTATATTGAATCTAATTGGACCACTGGGGCCAGTAAGTACATTAAGACGTTGAATGATTAGATTACTTTCAATATCAGTAGAAACATTTTGACCGTCGCCACTCTGCAAGTAAAACGTTGGAAGCTCTACTTCCATGTCATATCTGTAGCCAAAGATAACGTCCCTGCCAAGGAGGTTTTCGTTAAATTGGCAAATCATATAACCACCATTAATCTCATAAACATTAAATATCCGCTGTACAGAGACATCCTCTGATTCAGTTGCTGGGTGTTGAGTAGCTCCCGGAACAGTGTTAATCCCTCCTGCGGATACATATGTAGTTGTGTTTGTTAAAGACTTACCATCAGCTGTATCTAACACAACTGCATATAGTTTAAGATGTGGGTCTTCATGAGAACTAGTATATGGTAAATAGAATTTTGTAAAAACATTACCGTCATAATATGCCTTTGGACTTACGGTCCACATATCTAGACATGGATCAAACTTTAACCCATTTGGTCCAGATAACAATCCGTTTTGATTTTGTTGATTTAACTCAAAACTAATGAGGTAAAATCTGTTTTTGTCTTCAGTTATATTTTGATGAAAGACTACACAATACAGTTTTGAATTATCAAAGAATTGATAGACCAATTTGCCGGGTAGTTTCCACTTATACCAAGAATTTGCTAGTTCTTTATCAGCTACTCTTAGGTGCCGATATTGATATAGCGTGTCTGTAAATGTTTGACCAATACTGATGACCGATTTGGAATTGGATACAGTAATATTATCAACGGTTGACGGTATAAGTTCTGGTGCAATATTTGTAAGCTCAAGTACGTTGGGAGCCTGCTGGGTGCTAAGATTTAGATATTCGTACAACGAAAGATAGCCACCAGTTTTAGAGACAAAGATACTTGACGTACCCATTGTCAACGCTTCCATCCTAGTATCTACTTCGTATTTACTAATAGTATTAATAGATGCAGTTTCTGGTGCAAGGATGTCGTTACCAACATTAAGTATAAACTGTTCGTTTGTGCCAAACAACAACAAACCTGCAGCAGTAGGTGATACATAAGAAAGGTCTGTAGGCTGCGTAGAAACGGCTGTAACGTCGATTGGATCATCATTACCCACTGCCATAGCCGACTTATTCCAGAAGTCCTCTAGGTGGTTTGCACGGGTCATACAGACGTTGGATCCACTAAGGACACCAAAGCGGTTCCGGTAGAAGAACATCCCGTTAATTGTTTTGCCAACAAACGACGGGTCTGGGTTTGTCGTTTCGTCACCTACACGACGATCTTCCCACTCAATTGGTATAAGTCTAAAATGACCAGATACTGGATCACGTACAAGTTTATGCGGTAGTGTCTTTTTGTCTAGTTTGTATTTAATGCCGGGTGCAACACACTCAACCCACGAACCTTCTCCCATTGTTCCGATGGGTTCAGTTGGATATTGAGTTGTATCATCCCAATCTGTAATTTCAAACCTGACCCACATATCATCAATATCAATTGAATCAATGTTAGATACTTTTACCTTGTAGCCATGTGGTCCATAGAGTGGAAGAGAAGTTACCGCACGTACCTCATGTTTAAGGTGGCGGATTGCGTCATCTTGAGGGCCGACAACTTCAATCTTGTCGATCGTAACTCCAGTTGCTGGGGTAATCTTGTATACATTTTCGTAACGTTCAACCACTAATTGAGTATGGTCCAGATGACCTACAAGGTTATTATTAGCATCTCGTTTCCCTGAAATATTTTCGTACAACTGATCCAGAGTTGCACCAGAAACTTGACCTGCTGTACTGGGAATTGAAAAGCTTCCGTTTGAATCGACACCGGTAATATTAATTGTGTAGTTAGCACTTGGAACAAATACATCTAACACAATAAGGTGCGAATTAGGATCACCGGAATCAGAAGGAGTAGTGTCCATCGTTACCACTTTCTCTTTATTGAGAACGTAGGTAACATCGTTATCCGTAAGGAACTCAATGTTGTTTACATCCTGCAACCCACTAAAGTAACTATTATCCCAAGTGTTAACGGGGTTAGGTTCGAGGTAAGTGCTCGGTTGATAAACAGTATTTAGCAGAGCCTCGTTAAACTCATCGGCCTCATCTATATAATTGTCGTATTCAGGATGTGTAAGGGAAGTGAATATGTCCCTCCAGGTTAGCGGAGGCTGCTGAAAAGTAGGAATACTTGCAGACCAACTGTTGTCATCTGTAGGTTCTATAATTTCATAAAGCTTGTAACCCTGCACTGCTAATTGCGGAACATCATCGGTACGCTCGTTACCAATTGAATACCCAGTAGTTGACGTTAAAGACTGACCATTTCTATAATAAATGTATTCACCAGAAATTTCCGCAACACCATCATAAACGGATGAATAAATATCTCCGTAATCGTAGGTGTTTGAAATTTTAAAATAAGAACGATCTTCCGGTAAATTAAAAGTGTTATAGCAATAGTAATGGCAATCAGCAATGTAGTCATCAATTTCAGCTGTAAAATCCGACAGTGATTCTTCTGCAGATCTAACATACGATGGGGTGGTAGTACCAGTCCATGCAATTAACGCATCAGTACGTAAACCTTCAAGAGTTGAATTACCATCAACAAGATCACTCAAATCGACAAACATAACAAGCCCATCTCTGAGCCGCCAAATTTTTAAGCGAGGAACTGTGACATTGGTTGTTGTAGTATCGATATAAAATTGACCGATATACTTTTCGTTTTCATCACGATTAATATGAAACCATTTACCCGTAGGTTTCCTCAAACTTACGGTGTCTTGTATGTACCCTTCTACCCCTGCATCGTAAAGTTCATTTTCATATTTGGCACCGGGACGCTTGATCAATCCAAGAGAGAACTCTGGATAGCCATTTACTAGATCTCTTACTTGACCCGGAACTTTCTTCTCATCTGGTTGTTGACTAATACCACCAAATAAATTTGGTATTTTCTGGGAGATTGCTGTCATCGAGTAAGCGTGGTAAACGGTTGGTAGCTGGTGTAGTAATTATCTTCTTCTCGGAAGCCGAACATAGAGTAGTCACCCTGCTGGGTTTCGTACTCCATAAGTGCAACTCTGGTTTGCAGTTCTTGTTCTTGCAACAGTTGAAAAATTTCAGAGTCACCGACAAGTTTTACCGAGACAATACGTGCAGCACGTGCAACAACATAGGATTGTACAATAGGGGGAAGGTCAGCAAAAGTAACTAACCAAACAATATCTACAACAAGATTTTCATCAAAGACATCAGTGTGTTGATACATGTCGTACAGGTATCCCTGCTTGCGTACAATATTATATTTATCGTTGTATTTTTGTACGTTGGCGTCTACCGAAAGAGCAGAAGCCGGAACTTTAATTTTGTTATTACCATCCCTAGATAGTTCTACGTGACGCTCGGTATTAAAAGTCCAACTTTCGGATTGTACTTGTTTGTTTACTTCCCGAAGTGTAGAAAGTACAATATATACTTCTGGGTTTTGCATATCCAAAGTGGAGACAGGTGCCTGTCCCACACTGCTAAGTATTTGATTTACAGCATCCAGTTCAGTGGACACAGCATTTGTAGGATTAGACATATCTCTCAATTTGGAATAAAAAAAAGGGAGCCCCCGTAATGGAGACTCCCAAAAGACAAAAACTATTTAGTTATCAGGGGGTAGTCCAGACCTTATTGGTCGCATCCCAACTATGCAGTCGGCCAGATCCAGCACTTGCAGCTGCACCGGCTTGCAGGGAGATAGCACCAGCAGGGTTCAGAGTACCGGCACCCATAGCAACCTTACCGACGATCAGGTCGCCCTGATACATCACGGAAACGTCACCATTGGTGGTCTGCACTTGAGGACCAACAGCTTCAACAACACCCACGGAATCCTTGTGGTAGATAAGACCACAGGTACCAGCACCATTACCAGTACCATCGGCACCAGTGATGCGGTAGTCATTGTTTTCACCAGCAACACGTACGTGATCGAAACGATCAGCCATTACATTGTTCGACTTCTTGATGGTGATACCAGCAATTTGATAACCCCACTCACCAGAGCGCACAGCAGTGCCTTGCTCGTCACGGTTGATGGGAGAGATCACATTATTGGAGACCTGGGTAATCAATGCGTAGTACTGCTCGGGGGAGAGTACAGCAACACGTCCATTGGAAGGAATGTTGTTTTCGTCGAAGATTTGTGCAGCACGGTAGAAAGATTGCACAAGTGCTTCGGCGTTAGAAGCATTACCAGAGCCCATGTAAAGGACGTTACCACCAGTCTGACCAGTAACAGCAGCTGCTTCACGAGAAGCTTGTGCAACGGTCTTAAAGATGTTTTGGTCGTAGCGATTAGCCAGTGCGTATGCGAGCTTGCGGGCAATTTCACCACGCAGATCGTAATGAGCAAACACTTCATCAAGGTTGTAGACGAAGGTGCTAGCAATCAGCAGGTCATCACAAATGATAGTCTTTTCTGCTACGGGCAATCCATTAGTCACAGGGCCGCCATCACCAGTCAAGTCACCATAACCTGTTGCACCAGGCTGTACGCCGCCACTATCAGTCTTTTGACCAAGAATAGGAGTACCGGGGGTATGGTAATGACTATCAAGCCCACCAGTAAAGATGAACTGCATAGACTTACCGTTACGCAGGGTACGGCTAGTTACAGTACCTTTTGCAACTTGTGCATCTTGGTAAGCCTTGAAAAGCTCACCACTAAACAGTTTCAGATAAGTTGCGTACTTATCAGCAATAGGCTGTACGCCGGAAGGATAAGTATTAGTAAGAACTGGAGCGGCGCTAGAACCGTAACTCCAGGTATTCATGTTAGCCATTGTAATTAAAAAAGAGATAAGGATTTACATTATCTCAAAGCGCTTTGAGTTATTTAGTTGTTATATTTTTGTGGTCTATCCCACCGTCATGACGGCAGCAAGGTGTCCTCGTAAGGGCTTGTTGCCAATGGACAAGGGGTCCGACTCTGAGGTGCCCCTTGAACTAATTATTACCCAACTAATGGGGCGGTATGTGTTGCAAGATCTAGCGGGAAGTTGTGAGCGTTTCGCTCGTGCATTACTTCCATACCAAGACCAGCGCGGTTCAAAATATCCGCCCAAGTGTTGATAACACGTCCTTCACTTTCGACAATACTCTGGTTAAAGTTGAAACCATTAAGATTGAAAGCCATGGTCGAAACGCCCAAAGCAGCAAACCAAATACCAACAACGGGCCAAGCAGCAAGAAAGAAATGAAGGCTACGGCTATTGTTGAATGAAGCGTATTGGAAAATGAGTCTACCAAAGTATCCATGTGCGGCTACAATGTTGTATGTTTCTTCTTCTTGACCAAACTTATAACCATAGTTATGGCTTTCGTTTTCAGTCGTTTCACGAACAAGACTGGATGTGACAAGGCTGCCGTGCATCGCACTAAAAAGGCTGCCACCGAATACACCCGCCACGCCAAGCATGTGGAATGGGTGCATGAGGATATTGTGTTCTGCCTGGAACACAAGCATATAATTGAAAGTTCCCGAGATACCCAACGGCATTCCATCAGAGAAGGAACCTTGACCAAAAGGATACACAAGGAATACGGCTGTTGCAGCCGCGACTGGAGCAGAATAGGCAACACTGATCCAGGGCCTCATTCCAAGTCGATAACTAAGTTCCCATTCGCGTCCCATGTAAGCAAAGACACCGATAAGAAAGTGGAAGACGGTAAGCTGATAAGGTCCGCCGTTGTATAGCCATTCGCTAAGCGAACTAGCTTCCCAGATGGGGTATAGGTGCAGCCCGATGGCGTTACTGCTTGGGACAACTGCACCGGAGATGATGTTGTTGCCGTACAGAAGTGAGCCGGCGACTGGTTCACGAATGCCATCAATGTCTACGGGTGGAGCGGCAATGAATGCCAAGATAAATGCGGTTGTAGCCGTGAGGATACACGGAATCATTAGAGCACCAAAATGCCCTACATAAATACGATTGTCGGTAGAGGTCACCCAGTTGAGATAGGAATCCCACAGTGATGACCGCCGTTGACTAGAAGTGGTTGCAATAGCGGTCATTGATTATTGAATTAATTGATAATTGTGTAAGTTACAGGAGCAACGCCTTGGTTGATAATACCAATGCGCTCAGCAGTTCCTTGGGAAAGGTCGATGTCCCTTCCGTAAATAAAAGGTCCGCGATCATTAATTCTTACTGTTTCGCATAGATCCCTGTTGCATACTTTTACGCGAGTCCCGAAGGGCAAGGTTTTGTGTGCAGCAGTTGAACCCCATTGATTAAAGACTTCACCATTAGCGGTAATTTTACCGTGATAGCCAGGTCCATACCAAGAAGCGGTCCAGATAGCAGCAGAAGCAATAAGTGTAGATAGCATAATAAAATAAAATACAGGACTTAGATAACATCTAAGCAACGAGAGAAATATTTTTGTCGGTCATCAAGACCGTTATAACCACCGTTAACTTTAAGAGTGACTTGTTTGACTGTTGGATGTGTGTCGCACAATTCATTCATGTTGTTATCTTTCCACCAGAAGCCAGCAGATGTAAACGGATATACTTCCGCTACATAATTACAACCATCCATTACTTTCGCATCACCAAGGTAATCAGAAAAGCGTTGATAGTTTTCTCTTCCAGTGAGCTGGATATAGCCGGCACCTTTAAAGCGGGGGCCATCACCAGTCTTTTTATTGCCTAGATCCCACCTACCTTCAAGATAGGAACCATCCGACAATTCTTTTTTCCAACGACCACCACCGGATTCATGGGCAGTTTGTGCTAAGAAATGACTGATCCGTAGTGGCGTGGTAATTTCAAATTCCTCAAGACAACTATTGAGTTCATCAATTTCACGTGGTTGAATGAGACTTTCATCACAATCCCAAATGTGTGCCAACTGAGAAAGAGTTACATAAACCGGACGTGATTCTTTTTTCCTATACAACTTACCAAACTCATCCAACACTTCCGAGGTGAGTTTACTTTGCAAGAACTCCCAAGCTTCACGTTGATGTTCTAGGCCGCCATAATAAACAGCGGCATCGGTAAGTTTAATAGTCATTAGAATACACCAGGAATCAATTGACCAGTGGTTACGTACGCACCAATAGCAGCGATAACACCAAGCATTGCCAAGCGTCCGTTGATCAATTCTGCTCGTTCGTTATGTGATTGAAGATAGTTTGGGTCCATATACATTCGAGGTTCTTTGGGGTAGATGTTTTGACGATTGCCGTCTTCAGTAATAGTTGACATTAAAATTGTAGTTCGGGAGACATTTCGAGTTTGCTCATAACGTCCATTCGATATGCCGGGTCGGTTTCATATCGTGGGTCGCTCATTGCTGCGATTAGTTCTGCATGAGAACGGTAACTATTAGCTTTATTGGGTGAAGCTTTACCTTGAATAGTTTGACCTTCGACACCATTGGCATCTTGATATGCACTAATCAAACCTCTTAGCGCTAAGTTTATAGCTGCCATGTTTGCTGAATCAACAGCGGAATCATAAGCAGCAATTTGAGCTTTATCGAGATTTTGTGAAGCCCATTGCATAAGAGATTGGTAGTTTTGTTCACCGCCAACTGAGTCAAAGATTGTGTTTACTTGGTCATCACTAAGATCAACATCTTTCGGTTGTTGCTCTGGTTGTTGCTGTCGGAATAACTCCGCCATGTCTTCAACCGAAAGACCTTCCAACGCATCGTTATCACCATCGAGGTACTTTCTCAGCAATTCTGCA